GAGGGCAATCTGCCCCTCTTCCAGGTCATCGCCCTCTTCCACCAGGCGCACCGCATAAACGGTGCCGTGGGAACCACTCCAGCGTTCGTGGTCACACCAGATCACAGCCGTGTACTTGGACGGCTTGTAGGTCTCGGCGATATCGCGCAGTTCCTGGGGAAGGATCTCGCGACCATCGGCGGTGGTGCCGCTGGTGGCGACACGTTTCCAGAACGAAACAAGGGAACGGGGCATGGGCGATAACTGCGCTCAATCGGTCATTTGAGCCGCCAAGATATGGAGCAAAACGTCCCCTAACAAACGGTTCAATTGCGCGTTCCTCCTAAATTCAGGATCTAGGTAAATCGCAGAATTTAACCCCGCGTTTTCACTGTTTTCGCCGCATAGACTGCGGCCCATGTACTACTCGACCGAAGTTAAAGAAGCCGCCAAACGCCTGTTTCTGCGCCGCTGTAAGGCCAAGGAAATTCAGGCGCAACTCAACCTGCCCAACATTCGGATCGTCTATTACTGGATCCGCCAGGGTGGATGGGAGGACATGCTGTCGGACGAGGAACCGCTGACCGCTGTTGGCCGGCGTATCACCTTGCTGCTAGACAAGGTCGGCAGCCTTTCCAAGGACGATCTGAACGAACTCGACCGACTGACCGCCGTGCGCGAACGGCTGCTAAAGCAAGCCGCCAAACCGGCGCCGGCGGCGGCATCGATCAGAGACGATCCGGGCGATTCCTCGGAACCTCGCCAGCGCCCACGTAGTGATCGCTCCGGTCGTGGCGAAGGCGGCGGCAAGAAGAAAGAGAAGAAGGAAAAGAACGACATTAGCGGGCTGACTGAAGTCGACTTCCTGGACAAGTTCATCAGCAAAATGTACCGCTACCAGCAGGAGCTGTTCGCGGCCAAACAAAACCCGCTGACGTGTCGCATCCGCAACATCCTCAAAAGTCGGCAGGTGGGCCTGACCTACTACTTCGCCGGCGAAGCGTTCATGGACGCGGTATTGAGTGGCGACAACCAAGTCTTTCTTTCGGCTAGCCGATCGCAGTCCGAGATCTTCCGCAGCTACATCATCCAGTTCGCCAAGCAGTGGTTTGACATTGAGCTGACCGGTAACCCGATCGTGCTGAGCAACGGCGCCGAACTGCGCTTTCTCAGCACCAATAGCAGCACCGCCCAGGGCTATCACGGTCACGTCTACGTCGACGAATATTTCTGGATCCGCGACTTCGAAAAACTCAGCACCGTGGCCAGCGCCATGGGCACCCACAAAAAATGGCGCAAGACCTATTTCTCGACGCCTAGCGCGGTGTCTCACCAGGCTTACCCGTTCTGGACCGGTGAAGAATTCCGCAACAGCAAGCGGGGGAAAAAGGCCGGCGGCACCTGGCCGATCGAGGCGGCGTATACCCAAGGTGCGCTGTGTCCGGACGGGCAATGGCGCAAGACCATCACTATTCAGGATGCTATCGACGGCGGCTGCGATCTGTTCGACCTCGAGCAGCTGCAGCTGGAGTACGACGAGGACAAGTTTCAGCAGCTCTTCTACTGCAAGTTCATCGACAGCACCCAAAGCGCATTCGGCCTCAAGGATCTGGAGCGGTGCTATTCCGACCTGTCGTTGTGGGAGGACTACAAGCCCGACGAGGAAAGACCGTTCGGCAACAGCCCAGTCTGGCTGGGCTACGACCCGAGCCGGACTCGCGACGACGCGACATGCGTTGTCATCGCCCCGCCGCTGGAGCCTGGCGCGAAGTTCCGGATCTTGGAGAAGCACAGTTGGCGTGGCCACTCGTTCACCTACCAGGCCGCCCAGGTCAAGAAGCTGACCGAGCGCTTCAACGTCCAGCACATCGGTATCGATGTCACCGGCGTGGGTTACGGCGTGTTCGACCTGGTGCGCGACTTCTACGCCAAAGCGACGCCGATTCATTACAGCCTCGAGGCGAAGAACGCCCTGGTGCTCAAAGCCCAGGACACGATCCAAGGCAGCCGCATCGAGTGGGATGCCGGATGGACCGACATCGCCCAGGCGTTCCTGACCATCAAACGCGGCACAACCAACAGCGGCCAAGTCACCTACAGCGCTTCGCGCACCGACGCGACCGGCCACGCCGACATCGCGTGGGCGGTCATGCACGCCCTGGCCAACGAACCTTTGAACACCAACAAGCGGCGTCGTAGCCGCTACGTCACGAGTGGAAACAATGCCCAATCTTCGACACAAACAGCGCCAGGTCAAACAGCAGGCACGACAGCAGCAACCGATGCGGGCGTTTACGTTCGGCGAACCGGAGCAAGTGCTGTCGGGCAACATTGGCGAGTACCTGGGCGTGTTCCTCAGCGACGACGGCGAGATCTACAAACCGCCGGTGTCACGGCCCGGCTTGGCCAAACTGTTGCGCGCCAACGCGCACCACGGCGCAATCCCGAAGTTCAAACGCAACTTGCTGCTGCGTGAGCTGGTTCCCTCCGCCGGCTGCAGCGCTCGGACGATGGGCTGTGCGGGGCTGGACTACATGGTGTTCGGCGAAGCCTTCTTCTATCGCGACACCAACGCCTTCGGCCAAGTCCTGGAGCTGCAGCATCTGGCGTCGATCAACATGCGGGTGAAGGTCGACGGTGGCTTCCGGATGCTGCTGCCGGATAACAAGTTTATTGACTTCGACCAGGACGAGATCGAGCACGTCCTCGACTATGACGTGGAACAGAACATCTACGGGGTGCCGGACTACCTGGGCGGCATGCAGGCGTTGCTGCTCAACGAAGCCGCCACCCTGTTCCGCCGGCGCTACTACAGCAACGGCGCCCACGCCGGATACATCTTCTACACCAACGACCCGGATCTGACCGAGGAGGACGAAGACAACCTGCGGGCGCAGATTAGCTCCAGCAAAGGCGTGGGCAACTTCCGATCGATGTTCGTCAACATCCCCAACGGCAAAGAGAACGCGATCCAGATCATCCCCGTGGGCGACTTCCAAGCCAAAGACGAGTTGGAGAAGGTGAAGAACATCACCCGGAACGACGTGATCGCCGCTTGGCGAATGAACCCAGCACTCGCCGGCATCATTCCGGAGAACAGCGGTGGTTTTGGCGACATCGAAAAAATTGACCGGGTCTACACCAGCAACGAGATCAGGCCGATCTGCCAGCTGTTCAACCAAATCAACGACACCTTGAGACCAGACAGGCGAATCAACTGGAGAGAGGTCGATATACCAGTTGATCCAACTGTAATCGGTGCCTAGCTAAGAGATTGCCACTACATATTGTGGCAATATGGTGGCGATTGGCTGCCCTGGGGAGGGACACAATGCGAGTTGAATGCAAATGCGGACACAGAGGACGGATCGCTTCGAGGGAGAAGCTATCGACGGAGTTTGCGAAGCTGTACTGCCAGTGCCTGGACGCAAAGTGCGGGCACACCTGGGTCGCGAATCTGACGTTTTCGCATACGTTGAGCCCATCGGCTCAGTCTTTCGAAAGGATGTTGTTCGACCATTTACGGGATATGCCCAGGGCGAAACAGCGGGAACTGTTTGAACAACTGGGATCGCAGGCGGTGGCGTGAGGGACAAGCCGCCGACTCGAAGTTGTCGGCGGTCAATAAAATGGGTCGATCAGTCGCCGGCGGAGTGTCCCGGCTTGGTGGCTAGCACCTCCGAGAGCCGGCGCAATTGAAGTTGTTCCTGTTCGCTCAGCAGTCGGTAAAGACCGATCAAGCGGCGTTCAATTGTGGTCAGGCCAAGCCATTCGAGTTCACCGAAACCGACACAGGTGAGTTCTTTTTTCGTGCGATCCAACATGCGTACTACTCCATAAAGTGCATTGCTGAATCGACGTTATCGGGGCTTGAGCTGACATTGGTACTGAGGAGCGACGAATGTCTTATTTGCGCTGTTGCTGTTTAGTTCTGGTTCCGGACGGCGTCATCGGCCATCGCCTGCAGAAAACGACGAATCGCCTCTTGATCGAAGGGGGTGATGCTTCTGTACTGCTTGATCAGTCTCTCTTCCTCTGGAGAAAGCAGCTGCGTCAGTGGCGTAGAACGTCGGCCAGTCAGCACAAATGCAGCATCTACGCCGCACTTTTCAAGCGCAGACACATAGCGAAGGTCGAGCGAATTTGCTCCGAGTTCATAGTTTTTCTGAGTTCCACGACTGACCCCAAGTAGCACTCCAAACTCTGTTTGATTCAGGCCTAAGCGCTCGCGCTCTTCCCTTAGGCGTTCACCCACTTGATCCGCTATGAGCATTTTTTTATTCACCACCATTGACTTGATCATTTTTTTGACCAAGAATCACCACAGACAAACGCAAACAAACACAACTGAACAGAGTGCGCACTATGCCCGCCACAGTTACGCCTGAGCAAGCCCGCGAGGCTTTGAATCGCAGAGGGATCAGCATTGCGGAATTCAGCCGGAAGCACGGACTGAACAAAAATTTAGTCAGCGACCTTTTGAACGGTCGGATCAAAGGTCGCCGTGGGGAGGCACATCGCGCCGCGGTGTTGCTGGGAATCAAAGACGGCGTGATTGAACAGTAATGGCACCGAGCCACAGGAAAAAGCAGAACATGAAAAGCACAGTTCTAAAAACTCGGCGTCAGGTAGTCAGCGCAATTATTTGTGCTTATCCCGGCGGACGTGAATGCGCCGCTGCTCGAATCGGTCTATCGCTCAAAAAGTTCGACAACCACGCCTACGAAAACAACAACTGCCGCCCACTGACCGACGCGCAGATCCACCAGCTCGAGCTGGAGACCGGGACGACCTTTCTATCCGAGTACATCGCAGCAATGTACGGCGGGATGTTCGTTCCAGTGGTTGAGCCTGAAGCGTTGGACAACGTCGAAATGTACGCCCGTTGCGTCCAGGCCTCAGCCAAGAAAGGCACAGTCGACCACCTCATTGAGGAAGCTTTGAAGGACGGGATCATCAGCGAGGCCGAGGCCGAAGCGATCCTTCACGCGGACTCACTGCACCTCGCAGCCAGACACGCCGAAGTTCTGGCGGTCATCCAACTGCACGCGTCTAAGTCGGGGAAAGCCAAATGACTGCCATGCCCGAAGTAAACGAATACCAGGACACGCTGCAGCGCTCCGCACTGTTGTTTCTTGAGCGTCACCAGTCCGAACATCTGAGCGACGATCAGCAGCTGTTCAGCCGAGCCGTCCAACACCTGGTTGCGGACTACGACGTACAGACGCAGATCGCGGAAAGGATCGTTCACCTGGCCAACAGCTCCATGGTTGCCGTGCGCGATCGGCAGCGCCTGAACATCCAGAGCAGCACGTCGACCCACACCGTGATCGTTGACCCAGTCACCGGCAGTCAATGGGCCGTGCCGGTCAGCCTGATCTACGAGCGAATCATTAACGCGCCAGACATTGGCCGTTTCCGCTTAGCCAACTCGTAACACCACCCCCCAACGAACGCCTGCCCCGCACCGTGTGGGTTTGGGTGAGCTGCGCCTGAAATCGAGGTTTCAAGATGGGAAACGCTGTGATTCTGACCACCCAATTGCCAGCTGCAGAAGCCGAAGCGCTTCTGGCTGTGATGCGTGAGCAGTACCGCTTGAGCCTCAACGACTACTGGTACGCGGATGAATACCGTTATGTCCCACAAGAAAAACGGCACAGCTCGATTCTGGAAAGAACTCCGGTGATGGCTGCGCAGAAACGCCTGATGGCAGCCCTCTCCCTCAGCCTCAAAGCAGTGAAGTAATCATGAAAGAAGATCTTCGCCACGACGTGTTGCAACGCCTCCAATCCGACTTCGGATTGAAGCACCGCACGGGCACCGACTACATGCGCGGCGGCACCTGCCCCAAGTGCAAGAAAAAGGAGCTGTATTCCCGTTTCGATACGCCTTGGATGGTGATCTGTGGTCGCCCGGAAAAATGCGGCCACACGCTGCACGTGAAAGAGCTGTACGACGATCTGTTTGAAGACTGGAGCAAGCGAGCGCCAGCAACCGACCAGCATCCCAACGCCACCGACCGGGCCTACTTGGAATATGCCCGAGGCTTTCGGTTTGAGTTGATTCAGGGCTGGTTCACGCAGGAAAGTTTCTATTCCCCTGAACACAACGCCGGCAGCGCCACGGTGCGTTTTGCTCTGGAAAAAGGCGGCTGGTGGGAACGTCTGATCGATCAGCCGCACCGTTTCGGCAAGATGAAGGCGCGCTTCAAATCCAAGGACAGCTATCGCGGCGTCTGGTGGTGCCCGCCCTGCGTCGACCTGCTCGAGGTCAAGGAAATCTGGATCGTCGAAGGCATCTTCGATGCCATCGCCCTGGTGCACAACGACATCGCGGCGGTGTCGGCCATGTCGTCCAACGCGTTCCCGGGGGACTCACTCAAGGCGCTGATCAAAATCCGTGAAGGCGGCAAGCTGCCCAAGCTGGTGTGGGCGCTGGATAACGAACCGAGTGCCAACGCCTACACCCGGCGCTGGGTCCGTGAAGCGCGCGCCCTGGGCTTCGTCTGCGAATCCGCGCAGATCTCCCAGCGCGACGGGCGCAAGGCTGATTGGAACGATCTCCATCAGCGCTGGAGCTTCATCCAGGACGATGCCAAGCGTGCCGAACAGATCGCCACCGACCTCAAGCAGGCGCGGCATCTGGGCGCCCTGCTGCTGGCAGACAGTGCGGCTGAAAAAGCCTTGCTCATGTACGACTGGAACAAACGCGGTGAATTTCACTTGGGCTTCGGCAGCCGCCTGTATTGGTTCAAGCTGGACATGGAGAAATTCAACCGGGCCATGTCCGACATCGAGGACAGCGACAACCACGACGACCAGTTGCTCAACCAGGCGCAGCAGCGAGAAAAGGCGCTGCAGCAATCCGGCAGTGTCGTTGAGATTGCCAACTGCTACCCGCAAGCCCTGTACTTCCAGCGTAACGAGGTGACGGACGAGTCCTGGTATTACCTGCGCGTGGACTTCCCGCACGATTCGGAAAGCGTCAAAAACACCTTCACCAGCGGCCAGTTGTCAGCGGCCAGCGAATTCAAAAAGCGCCTGCTCGGCATGGCCGCCGGGGCCATGTTTACCGGCAGCGGCCAGCAGCTCGACAAGCTGATGAAGGATCAACTGTTCGGCATCAAAACCGTGTCGACGATCGACTACGTGGGCTACAGCAAGGAATACGCTTGCTATGTCTACGGCGACATCGCGATCAAGGACGGCAGCACCTACAAGGTCAACAGCGAGGACTATTTCGAGTTCGGCAAGCTGCGCCTGAAAACCCTGCAGAAAGGTGTGCCGATCAAGCTGCAGCGTGACGGCAAGGACTTCAACGAGCAGTGGGTGAAGATGCTGTGGACCTGCTTCGGCGCTCAGGGCTTCGTCGCCCTGGTGTTCTTTTTTGGCTCGCTGTTCTGTGAACAGATCCGCGCGCGTTACCAGTCGTTCCCGTTTCTGGAAGCCACCGGTGAGGCCGGCGCCGGCAAGACCACCCTGCTCAACCTGCTGTGGAAACTGCTCGGCCGCGAGGGTTACGAAGGGTTCGACCCGATGAAGTCGACCAAGGCGGGTCGCTCGCGCCTGATGGGTCAGGTCTCCGGCATGCCGGTGGTGTTCCTCGAGGCCGATCGCCACAGTGACGATCGGGCACACGCGAAAACCTTCGAATGGGACGAGCTGAAAGACTTCTACGGCGGCGGTACGCTGGCCACCAAAGGCGTGAAAACTGCCGGCAACGAGACCTACGAACCACCCTTTCGCGGAACGATTGCCATCAGCCAGAACGCCGCCGTGGTGGCTCACGAAGCGATCATGACGCGCATCGTCAAACTGCACTTTGTGCGTCCGACCGTCACCCCGGAAAGCCGCGCGGCCGCTGATCAGTTGAACGCGCTGGACGGCGGCACCCTCAGCCATTTTCTGCTCAAAGCGGTGGGCAAAGAATCCGCCGTGCTCGATCTGTTCGCCCAGCGCATGCCCGAACACGAAGCCAAGCTGCGCCGCCTGCATACCCATTGCTTTGCCTGCAGCACGGCCTATGCCAGCGACCAGGGCAACTGCAGCAGCTGCGGTTATGACCTGCGCGGCTACATCCGTGTCGAGCGCATTAGCAAGAACCACGCACAACTGCTCTCGCTGCTGGACGGCCTGCGCCTGGTCCTGAAACTGAGTGATCCACAAGTCGCCGCCACGCAGCGGCAGATCGTGCGCATGGCCATCGAGCGTCAGGCGTCGATCAGTTCCGATCACCCGGCCGTGGCCGAGTTTTGGGAGGTCTACGACTACCTCGAATCCCTCAGTGAGGATCCGGTGGTCGACCACAGCAGTGACCCGGCCGCGATCGCCATCAACCTCAACGAATTCTGCGAACGCGCCGCCGAACACAAACAGAAGCTGGCCGACGTGGCCACGTTGCGCGACCTGCTCAAGGAGTCGCGCTCGCGCAAATTCCTCGACAGCAACAAGGCTGTGCACAGCGCTGTGCGCGCCGCGTTCAACCACCGTAACCCTGTTTCACAACCCCGACCGACCACGGTCAAGTGCTGGACATTCAAGGCGTAAAGGAGAGCAAGACCGATGCAGATCCAAGTGTTGATGGGCAATGCCGGCGACGGCAAAACCAGCAAGCTCCAATGGGTGCAAAGCCGCCTGGAATTTACCGGGCAAAGCGCGCCGATCATTCAGGCCGGTGCTTACGGGGAGGACGGCTTGCTGCAGATTCTGGAAGTGCGGGTCGCCGCTGGCCAGCGCGAGATCCTGGTGGACGACTGCAGCCGGCAACAGATCCTGCGGGTACTGGAATGGCAATCATGTGTGGAACATGAGCCGGATTTTGACGGCCTGGTGATTCACCTGGCACGCAAGGACTGAGCGTAAAAAAACAGTGCCGAGGAGTTGCAGCTCCTCGACACCGAACCACCACCGAGGGCTATACCATGCAAGCACAGAACCAAAGCAGCAGCGGCGCGAAGGCTACCACACCGGCGCGGCACCTGGTCGCCACCGCGATCATCGGCGCCGCCGTCATCGGCTACCTGGTGCACAAAACCCCCGAATCCCGCACCCGCCTGGAAAGCCTCAGTCAGATGGCCAGCACCCTGGGCGACCTGAGCGACACGGATGCCGCCGTGATCAACCAACTGCTCGCCCGCCCCGCCGCACGGGGGGCGTCCCGCCATGACCAATGACCCAGCCGCGATACCAACTCGGCGTTTTCCCTGGAACATCGATCACACCAGCGTGTGCGATCAATGCGGCAAGTGGCGCGCCCAGGGCAATCACCAGGCCTGCAGTCGGCGGCGCCAGCGGCTGAACGCCCATCTGCGCCAGCACAGGCCCAAACCATAAGCCGCGTCCACCAGAAGACACGCTTGCAGATACTTGGCCCGGAAACGGGCCTTTTTGTTTCCGATCGTCAGACTGTCGATATACGAGTACAGCGTTAGGGGTTTACATGAGTGGGGTCGAAGCTCGCGGCAAGTCCGTGAGAATCTATTTTCAATACAACGGGGAGAAATGCCGGGAAACGGTCCCGGGCAGCAACACACCGGCTAACGTGGCCCAAGCCAAGCGCCTGGCCGACATCATTGAGTACGAGATCCAGACCGGCACCTTCGATTACGCGCGGCACTTTCCGAACTCGCCCAGGCTGGTGGAAAACACCTTTGGTCATTACCTGGATCTGTGGTTGAAGATCAAGGCCAACAGCGTCGCGGCCTCAAGCTACCGAGGTTACGCCAACAAGGCCGAAGTGCATGTGCGGCCACGCTGGGGCAAGGTGCAGATCAACCAGATCGATCACCTGGACCTGCAGGTGTGGATTCAGGACACGCTGTCGAAGACCCTGAAGAACAAGACCATCCGCGACATCATCAGCAACGTGCGCCAGGTGTTTCGCTTGTACCGCACGCGGATGAAGGTCGCGCACGACCCGACTGAAGGGTTGATGGTGCGCCTGCCCGATCCGGAAGCCCCGGACCCGTTCACCCGGGCGGAAATCAAACAGATCCTCGACACGCCCACCCACCGCACCCACGAACTGCTGATGGTGCAGTTCATGTTATGGGCAGGCCCGCGTGTGTCCGAGACGATCGCCCTGGCCTGGGAAGATGTCGACCTGGCGCAAGGCACGGTGACCTTTCGCCGCTCAAAGGTGCGCGGCGCCTACCGGGTGACGAAAACCCGCCGATCGATGCGCCGGGTGCGCTTGCTGGCACCGGCGTGGGACGCCCTGCGCAAGATCGATGCGCTGACGCGCACACGCAAGGCGGAAACCGTGGAGATCGTCGAGCGGGACAACAAGACGGTGCGGCCACACAAGCTGCACTTTGTATTCCTTAACAGCAAAAGCGGGTTGCCGCACGCCAATGACTTCGTGGTGCGCGATCGCTTTTTCAAGGCGCACTTGCTGGCTGCCGGCGTTCGCTATCGGGGACCCGGGCAATGCCGGCACACCTACGCCAGTCAGCTGCTGACCACCGGCGTGGCGTCGATCGACTGGATTGCCGAACAGATGGGCCATACCAACGGCAACATGATCCGTCAGCACTATGGGACGTGGATCAATGAAGACGGACCGGACGTGGTGGGGATGTTGCAAATGGCCTTGAAGCTGTCACCGGTTACAGCTCTACATTGAATCCGCTGAGGCCCACGCCTTCGGCAAAACGTCCCACCGCGGTCAGGCTGGCCCAGGTGCGCAGCGACTCACGCCGCGAGCGCACCGGCACCCAGCGCGCACCGCTGCCGCCGAGGCGAATCGACAGGCCCCAGTCGGGGCCACCGTCGATCCTGGTCACCAGACATTCGCGCACGGCGTGTTGCTCGACCAGGGCGCGCAACACCTCTTCGTGAATGCCTTCGCCGCTCACTGTGCGTGCTCCTGACGCCGCGCCGTGGCGGCCGCCTCGAAGGTCTTGTACAAGCCTTCGATACTGGCCGCGTTCAGCACCTTGACCGTCTCCAGGCCCAGCACGAAACCTTCGGCGCGATCACTGGCGCGAAACAGATCGTCCGCCGTGTGCGCCAACTCGATTTGGTGCAGCAGTTTCAGGGTTTGCACCTCCACCGCGTTCGGCAGGTGCAGTGCCGCCAATGTATCGGCCATGTTCACTCCCATTTCCAAACATTGGCATTGGCCGACGGCTCAGGCGTCAGCTCGAATTGCCCGATATTGATCAGCAGCCAACCGCCGCCGGGCTCATTACAGCCATCGATCAATTGCCCTTGCAGCATGTGCCCATCAGGCAAAATTACCCGCAGCAGGTTGGCCGCCTTGGGTACTTGTAAATACTGCTGCAGTTCAATACGGGCGCTTCCAGTGCCGGCATCGCTCAAGCGCACGGGACATTCGAGCGTGGTCCGCTCGATCGGGTCCTGCCCCAGATAACGGGCGATCACCACAACGGTGGCCAGGCCCTCATAAACTTCAGACATGCACGGGTGTTCCCTGTTCGAGTAAAAGGCGATGCCGGCATCGACCAGACAGTCAGGCAATGGTAGACCAGCCCCGGGGGGACTGGTTTCCGTGTGGCCAAAAAAAGGCCCCCACGCCTGAGCCAGGTGTGGGGGCCGATTGAACATAGGCTGGAACTCAACGTACCCATCTTCGAAGCCACTATCGGTCAATGCTTGGCCGCCGCGCTCATTGCTTCGTCAAGCACAGCGTTCGAAGCAATCGATCCGTAGATGTAGGAGCTATGACGCCCGGGGATCAACCGCGCAAAATGCCATACTAAATGCAGGAAATTAAGAAACGTCCTATATCGGTGGGTTCTTAGCGTCTACTAGTATGCTGCAGATGAAAAATACAAATTCGACACTTAAAACCGTGATCTTGGCGCTGTCACTCTATTCTCAAGGTGCGTTTGCAAAATGCACCATGTATTCAAATTCAATCCAAACTCAAACAGTTAATGTTGGCGCAAACTTGGCTTCTGCTTTGAATATTCCTCGAGACACACCGAACGGCACTGTCATTTATGAAGAGACTGGAGCGACATATCAAAAGTTCGAATTCAGTTGTGATTCTCAAGTAGGCATGGGGATTAAATTAAATCCATCATTAGGCGTAGTGCCCGAAGGCAGCACTATATTCCCTCTAGGTAATACAGGGCTCTCATTTCGCCTGCGCGGCGTAGTAAATGAAAGTTACTATAAATCTGTCCGCCCTATGCCTAGTGGACCTTGGTATCTCTTAGGCGATACTGTGCGATTTGAAATTATAAAAACAGGCGAGCTGTCGCCTCAATCTATTGTACCAGCAGGTTATTTGGGGCAACAAATAGCAGATGAACTGGTGGCTATGAACCTATACTTAACAAAACCGATTATAGTGAATGCCTCCGCTTGCCAAACCCCAGCAGTGTCCGTTCAAATGGGCGATGATTATCGTCTTGACGAGTTTGGCAACGCGGGAGATACACCAAGGCCGATAAAGTTCAATATTGCCCTTAACGAGTGTCAGAGCGGGATTAAAAAAGTCACTTATTCCTTGAAAGCCACGTCTCAAATAATTGACCAGCAGCAGGGGGTTGTGGCACTGAATTCCGACTCAACAGCGAAAGGAATCGGATTGAAACTGATGAACGAATCAGGTCAACCCCTCGCATTGGGAACCACCTATCCCTTTACTAGTTTCAACTCAACGAGCACTGACTTCAAAATACCCCTCTCCGCGGCTTACTACCGCCTGCCTGACAGCAAACTTGAAGCCGGCACCGCAAACGCTTCCGTAACGTTCGTTGTGAATTACCTATAGCCCGCATCGATTGAACTAAGCCAGACGCAATCGCAAAATCGCTTCTGCAATCGCTTTTGCGTTTGTATCCAAGGTTTCTATCGCCACGGTCGCGTTCACTGCTGCCGTCTCATCGCCATTCTTTGAAAGCCATTTTGTGACCTCCTCTATGGCTGCCCCTAGCGCGTGCTGGTTGTGCAGGAGCAATGTCAGCGCATCTGCAGTGGCAATATTCGAATCTGAGTTGTTTGGCATAGCAGCCTTCCCTGGAGTTCGGTTCGCATAAGCCTAGTTCATCGAATTGCTGGCGGTGGTGAGTCACCCATTCGGCGGCCGCCATTTCCGCACCAAAATAGCGCGCCAGTCCCATCTCAGTCCCATATGGCCATTTTTCGCATGCCAAAAACCACAAACCCCCGACTTTCTCTAGGAAAATCAGGGGCTTGCGTTTACTGAATGTGGCGGTGAAGGAGAGATTCGAACTCTCGATACAGTTTCCTGTATACACACTTTCCAGGCGTGCTCCTTAAGCCACTCGGACA